CTACTCATGTAGCAATGCCCCTTACTTGTTGGTACACATAAATCCAACCTCCCACACCTCCATCTAGGGGGTTTTTTTGTCTTGACACCGCATAAATACTGGTGTATACTATGTTCATTGAACAATCTATCAATCCAAAAATCTAAATGTCATTTGCAGATCTAAAGAAACAATCACGACTCGGCAGTCTCACGTCCAAACTGACGACTGAGATAGAAAAGATGTCTAAAGGCACTAAAGTTGGTGCTGATGAGCGTGTATGGAAACCAGAAGTAGACAAAGCAGGTAACGGTTATGCTGTTATCAGATTTCTACCCGCACCAGAAGGTGAGGAACTCCCATGGGCGAAGTTATATTCTCACGCCTTTCAGGGACCTGGTGGATGGTATATTGAGAATAGTTTGACAACACTGGGAGGAAAAGACCCAGTATCAGAGTACAATAGAGTACTTTGGAATAGTGGTGGTGATGGTTCACCTGAACGGGCACAAGCACGTAATCAGAAACGTAAGTTAACTTACGTTGCCAACATCTATGTTGTTAAGGATCCAGCAAACCCACACAATGAAGGTGGAGTATTCCTCTTCAAGTTTGGTAAGAAGATCTTTGATAAGATAACTGCTTCTATGCAACCAGAGTATGAAGATGAGACAGCGATTGATCCATTCGATTTCTGGGCAGGTGCTAACTTCAAGATGAAGATTAAAAACGTTGCAGGGTATCGTAACTACGATTCCTCAGAGTTCGGTTCAGTTGAACCATTACTTGAAGATGATGCAGCACTAGAAGGACTATGGAAGAAACAGTATTCTCTGGAAGAGTTCACTAAACCTACAGAGTTTAAGTCATACGAAGATCTAGAGAAACGTATGCACAGTGTTCTCAATCCAACCACAAAGACTCCTAGACTAGACCCAGAGGTCGTTGAGGAAGAAGCACCTGTGTTCAAGAAAGAACCAGCAGCAGTAACAACACAACCATCGACTGCTAACGATGGACAAGTTGATGCTGACGATGAGGCACTAAAATACTTCCAACGTTTAGCGGAGGAATAGTATGGCAGGTTCAGACCTACTTGCAGCAACAAGTCTTGATTTAAATCAGGCTTGGAATATGTCTTGGGGTGAAGGCATCCAATTTATATTGGTACTTGCCTTTTTATATTGGTTAAAGAAGAGAATAGATCTTCACTTTGCTAAGAAAACATCTAAGATTGTATACAGGGTCAAGGTTGTAGAAGATTCACACATCAGTGTCGATCATGCTAATTAGCACAGGTAAATTCAACTTTCAAATACCATAATTCGGGAAAAAAATCTCCGCAATTTTTTGGTCAAATACCTTTTTGGAACTATCTTGGGGATAATATCCTTAAGTTAGTTCCTCTTTTATTTCTAGAATTAATATATTGAGAAGAATTAGTATATGTCATAATTTTCTTCATATCCTCAATTACAAATTCTAACCAATTTGGTCGTAATACCCATATATTCCTTTTTTCTTCATTTTTCGCAATTTCCCATTCAAACCAAGTTACAGAATTTACTAAATCACTGCCTGTAACGGTTTTATTCGTTTCTTGGTCTAAAAACTCAAAACTGAAGTTTTGGTCAACTATGTTTCCTTTGCCCATTACAATATTCCCTGCACTATCACTTATTTTCTTAGTTTCGTAATGATGGACAGATCTTAGTTGATCGTCACTATACTTATTGAGCAAATAGTTGTTTAAGTCAGTTTGAGCAATAGGCCACTCTTCACGTACATTTAGTATATTATTAGATATTAGTATAACCCAATCTAACCCAGAATCACCATAAAGACGTTCTGCAACCTGATCTGGTCTATTATCACCAATTATTGTAAATTTATCAAAAGAAGTGACATTTTGGAATAAGTCATCTCTTATTTTTGCACGTTTAAATAAATTCTTAGATAATGTATAATCTAAGCTTGAATTGTGCTTATTATACGTTGGTAACTGTATATTTGGGAATAAGTCGAAATAAGCCATTAGAATCCTACATCATCGGTATTTTCTTTGAAACCGCCTAATTTAGACGTATTTGCTTGAAGGTCTTTTAGGTCTGAATATTCAGTACCCCATACAGAGTCCTCATAATGATCTTGGAATATAGGTGTTAACTCAGTAAAGTCACAAGTCATGTTACTTCTTACTGGCATAGCATTTGCAACATCATCATTATATGTCATCCATGAGTTTTCAGGAGTGTAGTTTATTGCACATTTAGTCATAGCACATATCTTCATCATACCAACACCACCTATTCTGTCATCACCACTTCTAAAACGTATCCTGAACACATCTGGAGTATCTATGAATAGTCTATTTCCACTATTTCTCGATGGAGACATACATCTTTTCAAAAACTTTTGAATCTTTCTTACTTCAGATGCTTCAAATGGGTCATTTGGTGCAAATAAGAAGTTAAATGAGAAATTCCTTAACTTAGGACCATTGAATAGTAGTTCTAAATTAGGGTTTATTGCTGAACCAGTAGCACGTGTCACCATTTGTCCTGGATCTACATTTATACCAAGACTACCTAGTGCAAATTGTGCTCCAAATGCACTTGCAAGCTTTTTGAATTCAGGTTCATCTTTTCCTAGATTCTTTACCACATCTTTAGCACTATTAACTCCTTCTACACCAAGAGCCCATGGATCTAATCCAACATCATTAAGTGTGCTTGCTGCACCCAAGAACGCAGCAGTAGTAAATGCATTAGCACTTTCATCACCCCATGAAATGCCGTTAGACATTTGTAATTCATTAGGTATTGGTAATTTAACTAAACCATGGTATTTTTGTATATTACTATTTCTATCTAAACCTTTAGTTATAGCATCTGTGGTAAAACTACCATTATCATTATCCCAATATTTCGATTGAGGTGCTTTATACTTAAATGCTTCTATTATTAGATGATCTTGTATATTTTTCTTAGCAGATCCGTCATTCTTTTCGTAAGCACCTTTTGGATATGCATATCCAACTATTTTATCACCATCTGGTATTGGTTGTATTCCTATACTTGAATTAGTTTCACCATTTTCCTCAATTACTGCTGTATTAGTATTACTTGTAGATATAACTTTTATGTCAGTTTTTTTAGTTATTGAATCAGCTTGTGCATTATTTGATACTTTTTCTATTTCGGCAAATAATTTACCATTACCTGATCTATTAGCTGCTTGTGATGCTTTATTGTAAAATTCTGGACCTGCTTTCGTTAATTCGAGTTTATGTTTTGCTAGTATTTGTGACCATTTTTTCTTTGTTTCTTCATTTTGTAGTACTAAATCTCTTTTATTACCCTTGACTTCATAACCACTTATTCCAAATCTAGATGTAGTAACTTTGACTATATCAAGATAATCATTATTAGCGACATCAGTGCTATATTGTATATCGTAAACATTACCATCTAAGTTTACAGTAAATCTAGAAAGGGTAGATCCCCTTGGTAGAGCACGTTGTTTTTTACTCACCCTTCTACTTCTAGGAGTTCTATAAGTGCTCATTTCCACATACTCCTATTTGACACAGGAACTTCCGTTCCACGAAAAGTTCTTACGAAATCTTCTGTTGGTAGAGCAATTGCTAGTTCCCATTCTTCCATTGGAATATCCAGAAATGGTGATTCTACTTCCGATTTCAAGTATTTATGGAACCCACTGCTACCAAACATAAATCTATCCCATTCAGGATCGGAACTTTCCCTTAATCCATCTATTGTTTCTAATATATCTTTTCTTGCATTAATTGGATAATAATGTAAATTACATCCATAAAAGAATCCACCAGCATCTATAGCAACGTATAAACAAGGTGTTTTGTCATATACTATCTTATCTGCAAGTTTTGCCTTATACCTAAACATGACAAGATGTCCTATTTCAGGTGATGTGACAAGTTTTGAGTTTGGTAGGTTGCTAGTTAATTCCAAGTTCTTTTTCGGTTAGTACTTTAAAATCCCATCTTCTATCTTTACAATATTCTTCTGCTGCTTTCCATTTTGCCTGATTTTTGGCATACTCATATACTTCTGCAACATACTTTTTAGTTCTTCTTTTTTGTTGTTTTGGTGGATTTACTTGTTTTAGTGGTTTGATCTCAATTATACTTTCTAAGGTTTTACCCTTATTGTCAACGTATTTAATATAGAAGTCTGGAAAGTATCTGTGGTATTTTTCATCTATTGGTGATTTGTAACGTATTACATGTTCTTCAGATGCCCACTTTATTATATTCTTATTAGTATCGCAATATTTCATAAATTTTAGTTCCCATAAAGACCTAAAAACTATGTTTGTTGGGTCACCCTTGTATTTTCTAGGTTTAGTTGGTCTAAACTTCCCACTATAAGCCATACATAGTATATAATGTTAGTCTTATTTAGAATAGATGGCTGGGAAGGAATTATTTGCTGGAGAAAGATTTAGAATACCTACTAATCAACTTTGGACAGTAGGTACTGAGTCTGGTGTAGTACCAGCATTTAATAATGTATATGATGTGTGGATAAATTTTAATAGTGCATTTGGTGGTAGTGATAGCTCTTTAGTAAGTTTTATTAATTCGTATTCTATGAATAGTAATTTGACAGATAATCCTGGTGATTATTTGGCATTATTTTGTTCTGAAGCAGTATTACCATCAACTAATATAGAAGTCAGTTCAGTTAGGGGTCTTAGGCAGGGAATAGCACAGGGATATGCAGCATATAGAACATTTCCTGATGTAACATTGACATTTTATTCTCAAAGAGATTACTTCACTAATGATGTTTTTAATGCATGGACTGAATATATTTCTCCAACACATACTCATGGCAACACTATATTCGGTAAAAGTACTAAGGATAGGATGGATGATAATTTTGCATATAGGAAGATGAAATATCCCAACACATATAAGTGTGATATGAAGATAACAGCATTTACAAGGGATGTTGTGAGTAAGTGGGATAGATTATATAAAAATGGTTATGTAGAAGTCCCAAATAGTATTCAATATAATTTAATGAATGCATTTCCAGTTAGTGTTGTTGCTTCACCACTAGCATATGGGGATGCTGAGTTGATGAAGACAACTGTTACATTTAACTATGAGACATACTATACAGATAAAACTAAAGTAGCATACAATAGTGATGAGTCACCTACAAAGGTTCGTGAATCTGATGAAAACGAAACTATATCACCACATAAAGAGGATAATTTGACTACTAATCAGATTGCAAGAGACACTGCACAATATGGAAATACTTTTCCATCAGGTTCTTTTAACATTACTCCAAAATCCA